CCTTGGTGCGTTTCATCTCAATCCAAGTCTCCCAAGCAGGCACAAACAGATCCGGCACGCCTTTAACAACACCTTCGGCTTTGAGGCGTGAGGCGGTAGCTGGCGACCGGGCACCGCCGTTGGGGATGGCAAATATAAGCGTGCCGGGGTAGGTTTGGCGAAACCACTTGACCAGTTCACGCTGTTCTTCGTGTTCAGTTTTCATGCCACTCCCGATTGTTGATTCGATAAAACTTCCCGTCTTTTTTGTACGAGATCAGTTTGGGGCAGTTGCCCTTGCTTAATTGTGCTGCCAAACTGCTGAGATTGTTGACATCCATGCCAACTATTTTTGCATGGACTGCGATTTCGTAGACCTGTTTCATTGCTTTTTGTCCTGCGTAGCCTTCATGCAACACAGGGAAGTATTCAGTCACGGCAGGGTCAGACAGCCGCCCGTAATACGACACCGCCAGCATTGCTTTGCCCGAGGTGGCGCTGATGTGTTCGCGCCACTTCCAGCCAGTCAACGGCATATCAATTCCCTCAAGCCCCATGATGTCGTCGGTGTGCAGTTTAAGTTTCTTGCTTTCTGGCTCTGGGAACGGGTGGTTGCACGCTGGGCAGAATTTTGCGCTGATGGCGCACAACTCGTTGCAGTTGTCGCATACCTTGACCGGCGCTTCGCCGTTGCCGTCACCCGCCTTTTGTGGTGGCGTGATGTTGGTGATAGGGCCGTGCGTGCCCACCACGCCTGCAAAATCAAGCACCAAACAGTCTGCCTTGCCGGGGCTGGGACGTAGACCGCGGCCTGCCATCTGGACGTACAGCCCAGGCGACATCGTTGGGCGCATCATGGCGATCAGGTCAATGGCGCTGTGATCGAAGCCTGTGGTCAGCACATTGGCATTGGTCAGCGCCTGCAACTTGCCAGCTTTAAAGTCGGCCAGCATCTTTTCGCGGATCAGTTTGGGCGTCTCGCCGGTCACGCACGCTGCCTTAATGCCGTGTTCTTGCAACGCTTCGCACACCCGTTCGGCGTGCTTAACGCCAGAACAAAAGAACAACCACGCTTTACGATCTGCGGCCCGGCTGATGGCCTCTCGCACCACCGCATGGTTGTTGTGGTCGGTGTCAACCGCGGCCTGCAACTCTGCCTCAATGTATTCGCCGCCGCGCTTGTGTACGCCGTCCACGTTTAGTTTGGACTGCGTAACCTTGGAACGCAGGGTTGACAGGTAACCTTGGGCGATCAACTGCTCAATGGTTACCGGCTCGATCAAAGCGTCAAACAGCGCGGGCGCATCGGTAATCATCCCGTGCCCCAGCCTGTAAGGGGTGGCCGTTAGCCCGATCACCCGCAGCATAGGATTAATCAACTTGAGTTGCGTCAGCAACGTTCTGTAGCCGCCCTGTTCCTTGTGATTGATAAGGTGGCACTCATCCACCAGCACAAGATCAACGTGCCCCAAGAGATCTGCCTTGGTGCGTACCGACTGGATCCCCGCAAACGTGATTGGCTCAATCTGGCGCTTGCCCATGCTGGCGCTGTAAATGCCCAGCGGTGCGTTAGGCCAATGCTGGAGCATTTTCTCTTGGTTCTGCTCAATCAGTTCTTTGACATGGGTCAGCATCAAAATGCGCGTCTCTGGCCACTTTTGCAAGGCGTCGGCACAGATGGCGGCAACGATGTGCGACTTACCCGCCCCAGTTGGCAGCACCAGACACGGGTTGCCAGCGTTGCGCTCAAACCATGCGTACAGTTCGTCGATGGTGCGGCGTTGGTAGGGGCGTAATTCAATCATCCAACCACCCTCGCCCCATTCCCCCGCAACTTCTCAATCTCCACATCCCCCAGCGCACACATTGACGGGTTAGCCAGCAATTCCTTGCTGCTGTAGATGTGCGCGTCAGGGTCGCCGTTGGCCACTTCTCGGTTGTCAATGAGATAGATCGCAGTCCACTCGTTGGGCCCATCCTTGCGTTGCCAAGGCACCATGTCTGGGTGGACAACGTGCGACTCGCAACCTCGCACTTGCCACTCCAGCGGAATGTCATCGGATTCATAACGCTCGCAATCCCAAGTGCTGTTAGGTTTGGCAGTAGCGTGGGCACAGGTGCGGCAGTTGGATTCCTTGGTTGGCTCGGCCTGGTGGCACATTGCGTAGGCTGGGCACCACTTGCATTGATACCAACTGGGGTCAGTACTCAGCGGCTCGGGCATCCTGTCGGCCAGCGCAATTCTTTGGCCTCGCTTGATGTACTTGTCGGCCACCGCTGCGTCATAGGCTAGGCGCTCGGTGTAGATGGAGTCATCGTCCTTGTTGACGGCAACGTACAAAGCGCGGTGGATGCCTGTCCCCGCCATGTAAAGCTGCATCTGCACAAAGTGTTCGGGCTTGGACTTCTCCACGCCATTCTTGACAACATCAGCAAACGACTTGGTGCTGTGCGTCTTGAATTCGGCAATGTGCTTGGTCTTGACTGCGCCTGGCACGCCAGCGTCTAGGATGGCGTCAACACTGCCAGACAAGTGACTGCCAAACTCAACCCGCATTTGGCTTTCCAGCGCACGCACCTTGATGCCGATGGACCGCAAGTCATCAATGATGGTGGCTTCTTCATTCCGACCTCTGCGAAACATCCGCAAAATTCTGCCGGAAAACGCTGGCTTTACCGCAAAGCGAAAGTTCAGCCACAGCCAGCGGTCACAAGGATGGCCGACAATGGAGCAACCCATGTGCGGGCGTGGCATTTCTTGCGCTGCCTGCGCCTCGTGGTGCTTGTCAATCAAGGCCGTAATGCTATGATTTGAATCGGGAACTTCCACGTTCTCTCCTTGATAGTTTAGTTGCCCCACGCCGCAAAACGGGTGGGGCATTTTTTTGCTTACTTCTTAGCCCACGGCGGTGCTTTTGTACCGGCTGCACCAGCAGGCGCGGTAGCTGCTGGCAACGGCGGCATACTGCCGGTGTTGGACTTCCATCCGCGCACCTCGTTCTGCGGGCCGTAGTCCCCAGAGCCTGGGCGCACATCAATCTTGATTGACAGATGCCCGTTAATCAGTTGGTCGGTGTCGTTCACCGCGGCCAGACCCAGCGCACGCATGATGTCGCCAAGCTGCTGCCTGCCGATTTCCTCTGCCTTGGGGTTCGGGTTCTTGATGTTCAAGTTGCCGAACACGCACCGCCCCTGCGAAGATGGGCCGGTGATGTCATACCGGATCTTAATGTACTGGCCGTTTCCGGCCTTGGTGTCTTTGACTTCTGCATCGGTGATGATGCAGGTGTACCAGCCTGCTGGCAGGAGGTCAAAAGACTGGGACGGTTGCAGTTCTGCTGCTGAGTAGGTTTCGCCGAGTTTCATTTCTCTTCCTTGTTTTGAACGATTGAAAAGGATGGACGACCGGGTTTCGCGGTGATCGCCTGGGCTAACAGGGTAGTAATCTTCGGGTCGGTTGCTTTCCATACAGTGATGTTGAGTTCCGGTTTCCACCGGCACAGGGTGCCGAGGTGATCCTGCAACCCGTGCAGGGCGGCGAGTTCTTGGATCTTCTCGGCGTCCACCTTGCGGTCAACGCGACCGGTGATCTTGATGGCGTAGCCGTCAACGTCTTTGGTAACGGTGCCATCAAGGTCTGGCACCAAGGCCAAGTTTTTAACCATCTCGTCTTCAAGACGGCGGCGGTTCTCAACCGCAATGCGCTCGACCTCTTTCTCAGCCGCCCATTCAGCGGCGATCTCGCGCATGGGCCTCACGCTGCACCGCCAATCTTCTTGATAATCTCGCCAAGGTCTGGTGCTTCCCAGCCGGCCAGCTTGCCCGAGCGATCCTTGGCGATCCACAGGCCATCGCTGTCGCACATCAAAGCACGCTGGCTGATGCCGTCAGCGTCTTTCTCAACACGCAGGGCCAATACTTCGTCGAAAAAGTACGGCAGGCTTTGCCCTGTCTTGTTACCCGGCATCGAGGGCGCGTACAGGATGCGCCCCATCTCGTCCGTTGCCTTCTCAAGCTTGGCGGTCATCAGGACATGACGCCCAGGCAGGTCGCGGAAGGCGCGGATCACATCGGCCATCTGCTCTTGCATCGCGCCGTAAGCCTGCCGGGGGTCTTTGGCAATCTTCTTCTCGGTGTTAAGGCACACCTCTGCAATCTCGCTGATCGAGTCAAGGGCAACCGATTTGAAATCCTTGGCGGCTGCGCTGTTGACCCATTCGTATGCCTCCATCAGATCCGCCATGCTGGTGATCTCAAGGTAGGGCAAATCGGCATCTTGGATGGACAGCAGGCCACCCTCTGCGGACAGCACCACCACGTTGGGCAGCGTTTTGATAAGGCTGGTCTTGCCAGCCCCTGCCTGCCCGTAGACAAGCATTTTTACGCCGTTGGCGCTTAGGCCGCTGGTTGATTTTAGATTGATAGCCATTTTTGGTTCTCCAGTTTTGGC